CTCGATTGCACCACAGTTGCCTTCACCAAGACCGCTGCGAATACGGCTACTATTAAAGCCGGTACTGTTATTGGTTTTGTTGACGGTACTGTTCGTAAGTTCACGACAGATACTGCGATTACTATGCCTACCCTTACGGCAGGTACGGATTACGCTATCTGGGCGGATGTGGACGGCTCTATTCAAGCCACTACCAATTTCACCACTGCACCTGAAACCAATTCACGCAAGATAGGTGGCTTCCACTACGCACCGGGCGGTAATGCCACAGCACAGGCGGGTGGCGATAGCACAACTGCAATTAACGCTTATTCCTTCTGGGATTTGAAGTTTAAGCCAAGCTGTCCCGACCCTCGTGGCATGACTTTGGTTGGTGGCGGTTATTGGGTAGATATTTATTTAACTGGGGTTGACGCAATTACAAACGGTTCCAGTAAATACAATGTCACCATTGCAGACGGTTCTAGCCCACCTAAAATTCCAACCATGTTCGGCGGTAATGGCACAACAACCTACGGCACATTGACTTGGTTTGAAGCGATGGAGCTTGCTACTGCTTTTGGCAAACGCTGCATGACCCAGCAAGAATTCATGTCTGCGGCATACGGGACAACGGAGGCGAGTTCTGTAGGCTCAGACCAAGGCAGCACCGTCTTAAACGCAGCCTATACCTCCAAATGGGGCATGATTCAATCAACAGGCGTGATGTATATATGGGGTGCAGATCGTGCTGGCCCGTATGCTGGGGCGAGCTGGAACGCGAATACGGAAGGTCGTGGGTCAGAATACAACGCACCCAATGCCATGATATTGGCCGCCAACTGGGACAACGGAGCGAACTGCGGTTCGCGTTGCTCGGTCTGGAACAACGCCGCTTCGAACTCGTACAGCGTCCTCGGTTCGCGGTTTGCCTGTGACCATCTTGTTACGGAGTAACTAAAATGACTATTAACACAAAAGACGACTTCAACAGCGCAACACCCGAGCAGCAAGCTGCCTTTAAGCAATTGCTACAAGGGTCAATCTACCGCTTAGAGAAAGACGACACCTTAGCTTGTTGGAAAGCAGTAGAGGACACCAGCACCATCGAACGCTATGGCTTCACCAAGGCAGACTTCCCAGATGCTGTTGCCCCTGCTTTACCGGTCTATGTTGCACCTGCTCTACCCGACTACACAGCCTTGCGCCTAAACGACTACCGCAATGAGTCTGACCCTCTGTTTTTCAAATGGCAGCGTGGTGAAGTGACACAGGAAGAGTGGCTGGCAAAGGTCGCTGAAATTAAAGCAAGGAGCTACGATGTCTCAAATTAAACTAAGCGGTAATGCATCAGGAGCAGGTGTATTCACCATTGCTTCCCCTGCTACGGCAACGGATAGAACAATTAACCTGCCGGATACCAGCACACCTATGGCATCCCAAGATGCTGCTTCTGTTGACATCAACGGCGGCACAATCGACGGCACGGTAATCGGTGGCACAACGGCAGCGGCGGGTAGTTTTACTACGGTGACGGGTACTTCGGACGCATCCATCAACGGACTCACCGTAGGCCGTGGTGCGGGGAATGGTGCTGCTAGCACGGCGGTGGGTAGCGGGGCTTTGGTGAGTAATACGAGTAGTGGTGTCAACGACACCGCATCTGGGTATCGGGCGCTTTACTCCAACACTACAGGTACCAACAACACCGCATCTGGTTCGCAAGCGCTTTACTCCAACACCACCGGCTCCCTCAACGTCGCATCTGGTAGGGATGTGCTTTACCACAACACTACTGGATTCAACAACACTGCATCTGGTGTAAATGCGCTTCTCTCCAATACTACCGGTGCGTACAACACTGCATACGGCAGGGATGCGCTTAACCCCAACACTACCGGCAGCTACAACATTGGAGTAGGGCATGCTGCGAACTCAACCTCCGCGACAGTCTCTGGTGAATGTACTCTCGGTGACGGCAATATCACCAATCTGCGCTGTAACGACACATCAATTTCGTCTCTTTCTGATGCTAGGGATAAAACAGAGATTGTGGATTCTCCGTATGGCTTGGCGTTTATCAATACTGTCAAACCTCGCCAATTCAAATGGCAATCGCGGGACGGCAATGCCAAAGACGGGCGGACTCATCTCGGCTTTATCGCACAAGAGTTGCTTGAGGCTACAGATGGTAACAACGCTGTCCTAAATCTCGTGACTACTGAAAATCCAGAAAAGCTAGAAGCCGATTACGGCAAATTGCTACCCATCGCTATTAAAGCGATTCAAGAGCTGTCCGCAAAAGTGGCCGCCCTCGAAGCTCAGCTCAACCAAGGAAATTAAAATGCTTGCAGAACTAACCCAAGAAGAAATGATTCAACGCCACTATAGCGCAGCGATGGATTCCGTTAATCTCATCAACGCTGGCAAACCTGCAAATATGTCTGATGCAGATTGGGCGGACATGGTTGCGAGGAATAAGGAGCATTTGCAGATTATGATTGCAAAAGACTTCTGGACTACCCAAGACCTCGCCCCACTTCAAGCGGCAGCAGCGTGATGCAGACAGCTATGGATGCGGCGGTGGATGTTACAACCCTACAGGCACTCTTACCATGACAAACGAAGAACGACAAATCTTTATTACCGAACTCATGCTTGCTTTCCACGAGGCAGAGCCGAAGCTGTCTGATGAGGAAACTAGGTGGGTTCGTAACGCAATCGCGCGACAAGAACAGCAGCTTAAATTTAGGGCGGCGGTGATTGAAAAGAGCCTAGCGGGTGTCATCTGGATGATTCTCCTAGGTATCGGCGCAGTGTTTTTAGAGTACGCAAAGAACCACGGATTTAAGCCATGAGCGCCCTACTCTCGTTCCTCGGTGGCTCTGTATTCAGGATGATATTCGGCGAAATATCGTCGTTCTTTACAAAGAAACAAGACCATGACCAAGAAATGGCGAGGATGCGCCTACAGGCAGAGGTCGCTGACAAAGACCACGCGCGGATGCTGGAGAACCTACGACTACAATCAGAGCTAGGGGTCAGGCAGATTGAAGCCCAAGCCGTAGCAGAGGTGGATAAAAGCGAAGCGCTGGCGTTTGGGTATGCCATGAAGGATGCTTTCAAACCCACAGGAATTTGGTTTGTTGACGTATGGAATGGGCTTATCCGCCCCGCAGCAGCTACTGTTGTTTTGTTCTTATGGTTATTAAAACTCTACCATCAAGATTACCGCATGGCTGAGTGGGATATGGAGCTGGCTGGCGTTATCCTTGGCTTCTTCTTCGCTTCGCGTGTGATGGGTAAGAATGGTAAGTGACACCCTTGTTGACCTTGTTAAAAGGTTTGAAGGTTGTAGGCTTACACCCTATTTCTGCTCGGCAGGGGTTTTAACCATTGGCTACGGTGCAACAGGGGTTGGTGTATATCCAAACGAAAGTTGGACGCAGGAACAGGCAGAGGAACGGCTTAAACGGGACTTAGAGCGGTTTTCAGAGGGTGTCCTATACCTATGCCCCAACCTAGAGAATAATCGCTTAAACGCCGTTATTTCATTCGCATTCAATTGTGGGCTAGGCAACTTGAAAGCCTCCACGCTACGTAAGAAGTGCAACGCCGGTGACTACGCTGGAGCGCAACGTGAGTTTGGTAAGTGGATAAACGCTGCAGGGAAGCCTGTAAAGGGCTTGGTGCGTAGACGGGCGGCTGAGGCTGCTTTGTTTAACGCTTGACAAAACATAGGAATTATGTTATAATAACATATAGAGTTATATATTAGGAAGAACTATGACTTATTTAGATATTGTTAATAAGGTATTAAGACGATTGAGGGAGAGGGAAGTTACTTCAGTGTCTTCTACTGCCTATTCTAAACTCATTGGTGATTTTGTTAATGATGCCAAGAGAGAGGTGGAGAACGCCTGGGAATGGAGCGCCTTACGCACTACCTTAACCCTAACCTCCTCAGCTAACATGTTCAATTACGAGTTACAAACAGCTCAGAACAACTTTAGCATCTTAGATGTAGTTAATGACACCTCTAACACCTTCATGCAATACCAATCTAGTGCTTGGTTTGATAATGCTTTTCTCAATCAAACAGCTCCTACAGGA